CTGATTAATGCCAAGTGAGAAGGGCTGCCAGCAGCCCACGCGCTCTTGGTGCGCTTCATACGATAGAACCGAGGGCAAGCTGGCGGCGGCGCTGTTCGAGGCGTACTGCATGCCGCTGCACCCGTGGCAGCAGCTGGTGCTGAACGACTGGCTGGCGCTGGACGATGAAGGCAAGCTGCTGAACTACATGTGCGTGCTGCCAGCGCCGAGGCAGAACGGCAAGGGCTTCATTCTGGACGCTAGGGAGACGTGGGGGCTGGTTCACCGTGGCGAGTGGGTGATGCACACGGCGCAGGAGTTCGCCACGGCCAAGAAGGGCTTCGACAGGCTGCGCGAGAAGTTCGGCGAGAAGAAGAACGACCCGAACGCGCGCTACCCAGAGCTGAACCGATTGGTGAAGCGCTACACGGTGTCCAGCAACCAGATGATTCTGGACTTGACGAACGGCGGCCACATCGAGTTCCGCACGCGCGGCACCAGCGGCGACGTTGCGCGCGGAGGCACGTTCGACCTAGTTGTCGTTGACGAGGCGCAGAGCTACACGGAGCAGCAGGACGCGGCCATAGCGCCGTTGAACAGCGCGGCACCCAAGGGCAGCCCGCAGACGATACTCACGGGCACCGTGCCAGACCCAGCGCAGGCGTACAAGGGCGAAGTGTTCACCCGCGTGCGCAAGGCGCTTGTAGACCAGCCAGAGGACGGCAGCTGCCTGCACGAGTGGGGCGCGGAAGAAGTCGGCGACGTGGCCGACGTGGAGCGCTGGTACAGGCACAACCCCTCGCTCGGCTACCAGCTTCTGGAAACGGCGCTGGCCAAGGACAGCAAGACGATGTCGCCCGAGGCTTTCGCTAGGGAGCACTTGGGCTGGTGGCCGCCCACGGCGCAGGAGCTGTCCCACCCGATACGGCCCGAGGATTGGGAAGCCTGCAAGACGGACGAACCGCCTGAGGGCGGCGTTACCGTGTACGCGGTGAAGTTCTCGGGCGACGGCCTGATTGGAACCTTGGCAAGCTGCGTGAAGCCAGCTGAGGGCGACCCCTTCGTGTTCGTGGTCGACAGCCGCAGCATGAACGGCGGCTTGGGCTGGTTCGTGGACAACATCGTGAAGCGGCAGAACAAGGTGGCGCAGGTGGTCGTAGACGGCGCGGCCAACGCGCAGGCGCTGGCGGACAGGCTGGTGCAGGCTGGCGTGCCAGCCAAGAAGGTGGCGAAGGTGGGCGCAGCCGAGGCTTGCGCGGCCTTCTCTGGCTTCTCAAACGCGGTGAAGGAACGGCAGGTGGCCCACTGGGGTCAGCCTGCGTTGGACGTTGCGGCCACGGGCTGCGTGAGACGCGCCATCGGCTCGTTGGGCGGCTGGGGCTTCCAGAGCCTTGACGATGCGGACGCGACGTTGGTTGAAGCCTGCGCGCTGGCGTGGCGCGGGGCCGTGCGTAACAAGCGAAAGATAGGCAGAAAGGCGGTGGTCTTTTAATGCCGCAGAAGCAACCAGAAGCGGTCTGGCACGCAGCCAGCCGCATACCTGCGAACATGGGCGGCCCCAACGGGCTGGTGTTCGCCAAGGGCCTGCCAGAAGAATACGCCTACATGGCGGCAGACCTTTTGAACTTGTGGGCGGCGAAGCTGCCTAGGAACAGGCTGCGCATGAGGTACTACCGAGGCCGAAACGTCCTACACGACTTCGGAATCTCGATACCGCCCAGCCTTACGGACGTGGAGACGGTCGTGGGCTGGCCAGCCAAGGCAGTGGACAGCATGGCGGTCAGGAGCCGCTTCGACGGCTTCACGGCTGCCGACGATACCGTTCAGTCGACCTTGGACGCGCTGTCTGGGCGCAGCCGCCTGCAGGTGAAGTTCAGGCAGGCCGTGGAATCGGCGCTGATTCACAGCTGCTGCTTCTCCACAGTCTCATTGGCGGCAGACGGCGCTAGAATCGACCTGCACGATGCCGAGACGGGCGCGGCGCGTTGGGACACGGCAAAGGGCCGCATAGCCTACGGCATGGTGATTGAAGCCTTCGAGGACGGCTGGCCCGTCGAGTTCACGTTGTACGCGGAGGACGCTGCCGTGCATTTCTACGACGGTAGCACGTACTTGGATTGGGAAATCGAGCCCTATGCTATGGGCCGCCCGTGCATGGAGGCGATTAGCTACCGCCCCACGTTCCGCAGGCCCTTCGGTCAATCGCGTATCAACCGTGCCGTAATGTCGATAACGGACAGCGCGGTGCGCGAGGCCCTTAGAACGGAAATCAGCGCGGAGTTCGCCACCAGCCCGCAGAAGTTCCTTCTGGGTGCCGACCCAGAGGCGTTCAAGGAAACTACCAAGTGGGAAGCCTATATTGGCTCAATCTTCGCAGTTGGCCGCGACGAGGACGGCAACCTGCCGACCTTCGGGCAGCTGGCGCAGGGCACCATGCAGCCCCACACGGACTACATGCGTAGCCTAGCGGCGCGTTTCAGCGGCGAGACGAACGTGCCGATTAGCACCCTCGGCGTTATCCACGACAACCCAGCCAGCGCAGAGGCGATATACGCGGCAAGCGAGCCGCTTATTATCGAGGTTCAAGACTTCAACGACGGCGCACGCGACAGCCTGCGCAGCCTAGCTTCTATGGCGCTGGCAGCGGAGCTGGACGTGCCCGTGGCAGAACTGCCGCAGGAATACGCCGACTTCACGGCGAACTTCCGCAACCCCGCCATGCCTTCGATTGTCAGCCAGACCGACGCTATGACCAAGATAGCAAGCGTGGTGCCCGACTTCGCTGGCACGGACGTGTTCTTCGAGCAGCTGGGCTTCTCGGAAGATATGCGCAAGAAGGCTGGGCAGCAGATAGAGCGCAGCAAGGCCAGCAACGCCCTGAACTCGCTTCTGGCAGGCACCCCGCAAGAACCTGTAGATGCGTCCTGACCTGCGTGCAACAAGCGCAACAGTAAAGTGCCCTACAAGGCCGTATTTTCGATTCTAAGGCGGTTTCACCGTGACAATGAGCGTGGCGCAGGCGAACGAGTACGCACGCCTCAGAAGCCAGTTGTCGGGCAAGGCGGCAGCTGCCTTCGAGCAGGCTGCGCTGGCTATCGAATGGGAGAACCCAGAAGCGCTGCAGCAGCTTCACGCTTTGGCGGCAACGCTGATGGACACATACGGCGCTGCAAGTGCCGAGCTGGGCGCAAGGTGGCTGCAGGCGTGCGCTGCCGACGCTGGGGCGCTGCTGGCCACGGCTGCGATAGCCACGGGCCAGACCAGACGCTCCCTGCACGACGGGCTTGGCTGGTGCTGGGCGCGCTACAAAGACGGCGAGCTGGGCAAGGCGCAGGCCGCAAAGGAAATGGGCAGCAAGGCGGCTGCGGCAACGCTGTCGGCTGCTGACGAGACGACGATGCGGAACACGCCACGGGGGACAATCTACACCCGCGTGGCGCAGCCAGACAGCTGCGCGTTCTGCAGGGTCGTGGCCGCCGAGCCCCGCGTATGGACTAGCGGGGAAGGCGCTTCCTTCAAGTGCCACGACGGCTGCAACTGCGTGCCAGTGCCATACAGCAGGCCCAGCGACATAGACGGCTACAAGCGGCTGTACGAACGCAACATGAGCGAATACCGCACGGCGCTGGAAGCTTTGAAAGACCCTGAACCAGAGCTGGCGCGCAGGCTTGCAACGGCGAAGCGGGAGCACGCGGCGCGCACGGACGAAGATTGGAACACCACGAACGAAGTGCTCGTGGCCATGCGCCACCTGTACGGCATCGAGCACTAGACCGTCCTTCGCGTCAGCCTTCCCGTCCATAGCCGACGCGAAAGCTGATACGAGGGACGGGGAATATCCATAACGTAAAAAATTTTTTAGGCAACACGGCAGGCTGCGGCCTGCCTTTGCACGCATAGGGCCAAAGGCTGAAACAGCCGAGGCCGCAATCCCAAGGCAGCTGAACAGCTGCCTTTTTTTGTTGCCCTGAAACAGGGCAGGAAGGAGTCCGAACATGGCAGACGAACTTCAAGAGCAGGAACAGGCCGAAGAACAAGCTGAACAGCAGGAACAGGCCGAGCCGACCTTGGAAGAACTGCAAAAGGACGTTGAGACTTGGAAGAAACGCGCTAGGGACTGGGAAAAGCAGTCCAAGGCCAACAAGCGTGCGGCAGACGAGCTGCAGGCTATCAAGGAATCTCAAATGTCCGAACAGGAAAAGGCCGTGGCACGCGCGGAGGCCGCCGAGGAGGAGCTGGAACAGCTCAAAGCGGAGAAGGCGCACGTGGAAGCGGTACAGCGCGTCAGCGAGGAAACGGGCGTGCCAGCAAAGCTGCTGAACTTCTGCCAGACGGAAGAGGCCATGCGCGAATTCGCGGGCATGTTCGACCAGAACAAGCCGACCGTCCACGCTGCACCAGCTGCACGTGGCTCCAACGTCGTGCGCAGCGGCGAACAGGCACCCACGAACGCCGACGCCTTTGCCGAATACATGGACGGGCTTCTGCACTAGCAACCATAACAACAAAACGAAGGAGGCCGAAAATGGCACTCTCCACCACACCTGTCGATACCAACCGTGGCACCAACTACGCGAGCAAGCTGCTCCCGAAGACCATTAGCGACGAGATTATCGCAAAGGCGCAGGAAGAATCTGTAATCATGCAGCTCGCGCCGCAGGTCGCTATGGCTGGCAGCGGCGTGACCATTCCCATCATCACGGGCGACGCTACCGCCGACTGGGTCAACGAGACGGCTGAAAAGCCCGTTTCCAAGGCAGCGGTCGACGCAATCAACGTCACGCCCGCGAAGGTCGCTGTAATCGAGCTGTTCAGCAACGAGTTCAAGCGCGACATGCCGCGCGTCTACGAGGAACTCGTGCGCCGTGCGCCTGCGGCAATCGCTGCCAAGTTCGACGCCACCATCTTCAACGGCACGGCTCCGAATTCTGGCTTTAGCGTCCTGACCAACAGCACCGCCGTCAACATTCAGTCCACGACCAACCATGCGACCGTCTACAAGAACCTCGTTACGGCCCTTGGCACCGTTGCTGGCCACGACTACAGCATCTCTGGCTGGGCTATGGCACCGAAGGCAGACCCGATTCTGCTGTCCGAAGTCGACGGCAACGGTCGCCCCATCTTCATTGCCAACCCCGAGGAGGGCGCAATCGGCAGCGTTCTGGGCGCACCCGTCTACCGCAGCCGCAACGTCTACAAGCAGGGCGCTGACGCCGACGTTCTGGGCTTCGCTGGCGACTGGCAGCAGGCACGCTGGGGCATCGTCGACGGCATCAACATCGCCGTTTCCGAAGAGGCCACCATCAACGACGGCACCAACCAGATTAACCTGTGGCAGCGCAACATGTTCGCCGTCCGCGTGGAGGCGGAGCTGGCCTTCGCCGTTGCCGACGCCAACGCATTCGTCAAGCTGACTGGCACGGGCACTGGCAACTAGTTCGCTGCACGGACTAGACAACGTACCTAGACACAAGGAGCGAATTATGGCGTATGCGGACGTTGAGGACGTGGCCGCCCGTTGGCGTTACCTGTCCGAGGACGAGGCCGCTAGGGCCGAGGTGCTGCTGGAAGCGGCTTCCGAAATGCTGGACGCTCTGGTGCCTTCGACCGAGGGCAAGGAGGCCCTGCTGAAAACGGTCTGCTGCGACATGGTGATACGCACGTTGGCCTTGGGCGTTAGCGACAACTACGGGCTGGCCTCCACGAACATGACGGCTGGCCCGTACAGCCAGAGCTGGAACTACTACAACCCCAGCGGCGACATGTACCTGACGAAGTTGGAGAAGAAGCTGCTGGGCATATCTTCTGGCTACATAGGCACCATACCCGCAAGGATAGGGGCGCAAGATGATTAAAGGCGTCACGGTCACGGTGCTGCGCCCCACCGCCACGGGCACAGACCGCTTCGGCAACCCCATCACCAGCACCGTGCCCGAAACCGTTGCAAACGTGCTGGTTTCCCCAGCCGCCACAAGCGACATGGAGGCCAGCAGGCCAGAGGGCGTGAAGGTGGCCTACACGCTGCACTTCCCCAAAGCCTACACGGCTGGCTTGGAAGGCTGCACCGTGGAGCTGCCTGCCCCTTGGGCCAACGAGGGCGGCTACAAGGTCATCGGCGACCCGCGCCCGTACATGGACGCCAACACGCCTACGCCTTGGAACCGTCAGGTCGAAGTGGAGGCGGCTCATGGCTAGCGTCGACGTGAGAATCGACATGGCCAAGTTGAAGAAGGCCGTGAACAACGCGGAGGGACTTGTGCCGCTGTTGGAGCGCAGGAGCGCCGAGATAGCGGCCAAGGCGAACTCGCTTTCGTCTGGCTTCAGGACGGGCCGCTACCACGTAGACCACAAATCGCCTCCCGTGGGCGGCACCGCGCCCGTGTACCTGTCCAACGTCAGGGACATGGGCAAGGGGCCTGTGGGCATCGTCCACACGGGCAACTACGCGGCCATGAAGGACAACCACCAGAACAACACGCTTTTGAAGGCGAGGTAGCCATGAGCACGTACAGCGTAACGGAGGCTTTCGTGGCGCGCTTGGCGCAGCTGGGCTACGCGGTTTCAACAAGGCCGCCCGAGCAGGCACCGCAAGGCGGGGAGTTCGTCACGGTGGAGCGCGTGGGCGGCGGCGTGGCCGACTGGCTGGACAGGCCGTCTATGGCCGTCCAGTGCTGGGCGGCCACGGAGGAACGCGCCGAGGAAATGGCCAACGAGGTGAGGCTGGCGCTGCTGGACAACCCGCCATTGGGCGTGCTGCACCTAGCGGTCGATTCAGGCCCCTACCCCTTCTGGGACGAAGGCACGGGCCTGCCCAGATACCAGACCACCTTCAACTGCACGGCGCAGCTCACGGCCTAACAGAACAATCCGAAACAAACTAACCGAATAAAGGAGGTAGCTATGGCTACCATGAACAAGAACGAGGTCGGCGTCGGCGCTGGCAAGGTGACTGGCGCTATCTTCGTGGCACCCAGCGGCACCACGCTGCCGACCGACGCTACAACGGCCCTCGACGCGAACACGTGGACGCTTCTGGGCTACACCAGCGACGAGGGCGTGACCATGTCGGAATCTTCCAACAGCGAGTCGCTGCGCGCGTGGGAAGGCCGCGTTGAGGTCTACAACGTGCAAACGGAGTTCACCGAGCAGCTGGCGTTCGCGCCCGTGCAAATCAACGCGGACGTTGCCAAGCTGACGTGGGGCGACGACAACGTCACCGTGGAGCAGGACGGCAGCTTCCACGTCAAGCACACCGCAGCCACTATGGAGCCGAAGGCGTTCGTCATCGAGACGGCCCCGCGCCCGACCATCGTGAAGCGCTACACGGGCGAGTTCCAGCTCACCGAGCGCGGCGAGGCCCAGCTGGACGGCACCCAGTTCGAGGGCAGGCAGCTGACCTTCAACACGCTGCCAGATGAAAACGGCGTGACCATGCACGAGTACGTGGCGTACACGGGGTAGCCATGAACGTGGAGGAATTGACCGCCGAGCAGCTCATGGAGCTGGCCTACGCGAAGCAGGCAGAAGGCTTCGAGCCGCTAGGGGAGCAGCTCATGGCGAAGGCGGGGGCCGAACAGGCCCCTGCGCCCTCCACCCGCACAATCGAGGTGGAAGGGCTGGCCGTCACCGTCTACGAGGAACGGCTGAAATCGTGGCACGCGCTCGACCTGATGCGCAAGATTAGCAGAATCGACGATTTGAACCTAGACGCGCTGGACGCTTTGGAAGAGTTCGTGGCCTACGTTTCGGACGTAACGATGGAGCGGCTCGTGGAACACTTGGGCGGCCCTGACGTGCCTATGGAGCGCGTTGTGGGCGCTTTGGTGGAGCTGGCGGTGAAGCTGTACCCAAAAGGCTGAGGTCGCTGGCCGCGCTGATGGACGCTTACCCGCAAGAGCTGGAATGCGACCTGCAGCGTTACTACGGCATCGACTTGGAGCGGCGGGGGCACACGCCCAGCCACGTGGCGCTCATGGCCGAGAACCTGCCCAAGGGCGCGTTGACCGTGGCGGCGATAGACCCAGACGGCGCTTGGACGGAGGAAATGTGCCTGCTG